GCACAAGGCGGCGATGTGATGGCGGATCAGTGGGAGGTTGTTGAGTTCCCTGCAATTCTACCCAGCGATAAGCCGTTGTGGCCTGAGTTTTGGGAGAAGTCGGCGCTACTGTCGATCAAAGCCTCTTTGCCTGTGGGTAAGTGGAACGCTCAGTGGCAGCAGAACCCCACGGCATCTGAGAGTGCGATTGTAAAACGCGAGTGGTGGCAAGACTGGGATCGAGAGCAGATACCCGCGATCAAGTATATTGTGCAGGCATACGACACCGCGTTCTCTAAAAAAGAAACCGCAGACTACTCTGCCATAACAACGTGGGGAGTATTTACTCCTGACGACGGTGGCCCTGACAACATCATACTTATGGACGCCCGAAGGGGGCGTTGGAACTTTCCTGAACTAAAGGAGATTGCCTATGAAGAGCACGAATACTGGGAGCCAGACATGGTTGTGGTCGAAGCGAAAGCGACGGGTACACCGCTCATTGACGAGTTGCGGCTTCGCGGTATTCCAGCGCTGGGCTTTTCACCGGGCAAGGGAAATGATAAGGTAACGAGAATGCACATGGTCGCTCCGTTGTTTGAAGCGGGAATAGTGTGGGCACCTATGCATGAAAAATTTGCGGACGAGGTGGTGGAAGAAGTAGTTTCATTTCCTAATGGCGATCACGATGACTTTTGTGATAGTATGACGTTGGCACTGATGCGCTTTCGGCAAGGAGGGTTTCTTTCTTTGCGGGGAGAAGAGGAAGAGGATAGCTTGTACGCACCTCGTAAACGGGAGTATTACTGATGGCATTACCACCAAACATGGTTGTACCGGGCCTAGACTTAGACAGCACAGAGGGTCTTCCTGATGTCGAAGTGGACGTGCCCAGCCCAGTAGATTTCACTGGGGGTGCCGAGGTAATTGACGACGGGCAAGGCGGAGCGATTGTGCAAGCCATGTCTGAAATGGAAGATCAGGACGTTGAGGTTGAGATAATTGATCACGACGCTAACCTTGCGGAGTTTTTAGATGATGGCGTTCTTGGGGAAATTAGTAGCGAGCTTGTGGGCCTCTATGAAGAGGATTACGACTCTCGTAGTGAGTGGGAAGAAACTTATACAAAAGGTTTGGACCTTCTTGGTATCAACTCTGAAGAGCGGTCTCAGCCGTTTGAAGGCGCTAGTGGGGTTACGCACCCGTTAATTACTGAAAGCGTTACGCAGTTCCAAGCGCAGGCGTACAAGGAAATGCTCCCTGCTGGAGGTCCAGTTCGCACTCAAGTTATTGGTTTACAGGACCAGAAGCGCGAGGATCAGGCCCAGCGCGTCAAGCATTACATGAATTACCAGATCATGGAAGAGATGGAAGAGTATGATCCGGGCATGGATCAGATGCTGTTTTACCTTCCCTTGTCTGGTTCGACCTTTAAGAAAGTGTATTTTGATCCGTTGAAAGGTCGCGCTGTAGCAGAGTTTTTACCTGCACAAGATTTAGTGGTGTCGTATTCTGCTACTGATTTGGCGACGGCTCCTCGTGTGACACACGTTTTAAAGATGACCGATAACGATGTGCGTAAGATGCAAGTATCTGGTGCGTACATGGACGTTGATTTATCAGGCTCTGGAGACCCAGACGAAGATGAGGTGGATCAGAAGGTAAATAAACTACAAGGCATCTCACGGGGCTACACAGACGATATCCGAACTATTTTAGAGATGCACTGTGATCTCGACATTGAAGGCTTTGAGGATGCAGATCCCATGGGCGAGCCCACGGGTATCAAGCTCCCTTATATTGTGACGATAGACAAAGACAGTAATCAGATCTTAGCTATCCGCAGGAACTATGCAGAGATGGATCCACTTCGTAAGAAGCGTCCGTATTTTGTGCATTACAAGTTTCTACCGGGTCTAGGGTTTTACGGTTTTGGTTTGATCCACATGATAGGGGGCCTTGGTCGTGCCGCTACAAGTATTCTACGTCAACTTATTGATGCGGGAACTTTGGCGAATCTCCCAGCAGGATTCAAGGCGAGAGGGGTTCGGGTTCGGAACGATGATGAGCCTTTGCAACCCGGGGAATGGCGGGACATAGATGCGCCCGGTGGCAACATACGGGACTCATTAATCCCATTGCCATACAAAGAACCTTCGGGGACTTTGGCGCAACTGCTGGGTGGTTTGATCGAGGATGGACGTAGGTTCATTTCTATCGCTGATCAGCAAATAAACAACATGAGCGGAGAAACGCCTGTTGGTACGACAGTAGCGATGTTGGAACGTGGCATGAAGGTTATGTCCGCGATCCACAAACGTTTGCACTATTCGCAAAAGACTGAGTTTCGTTTATTAGCTCGCATTTTTAAAGAAAACATGCCTCCTGAATACCCATATGAGGTTGCGGGTGGTTCGGCTGCGATTAAGCAACAGGATTTCGACGACAAGATTGATGTCTTGCCTGTCAGTGATCCGAACATATTCTCCATGGCGCAACGCGTTACGCTGGCTCAGACTCAACTCCAACTGGCTCAGTCTAATCCACAGATGCACAACCTTCACGCTGCATACCGTAGGATGTACCAAGCGCTTGAGGTCCAGAACATTGATGAGATCTTGCCCCCACCCCAAGAACCTCAACCGATGGATCCCGCCATGGAGAATGCCAAAGCTCTTATGGGCGAAATTCTACGCGCATTCCCAGAGCAGAATCACGAAGTACACATCGAGATCCACATTATGTTTATGAAGACGCCTATCGTGGCAACGTCTCCACAGATCATGGGATCGTTTATGTCTCATATTCAGGAGCACGTCAGTATGCTTGCGAAGAAGCAGGCTATGGACGAGGTCAAGCAAGCGTTAAGCGGGGCTAAGATGATGGCAAATGTAGGCGCGGTCAGCCAAGGATCGGTGCAAGAGTATGAAAAACAATTGCAGCAAGACTTGCAGAATCAACAGGAAGTTGAGAACCTAGTCGTACTGTACCAACAGAAGATTATGGCGGACGTAATGGCTCGTTTAATGCCTGAGAACCCGAACGAGCCTGATCCGTTAGTAGCTATTCGGATGCAGGAGCTAGAGTTGCGTAAGCAGAAACAAGGGCAGGATGCCGTGAATGATGCTGCTAAACTTGAGTTAGAGATGAACAAGGTCGAGCAGCGTGATCGTTTAGACAACGCTCGCATGGACTTGCAGGAAGAGATTGCCGATGACCGCAATGCGGTTAACAGAGAGCGGATTGCTGTTAATGCTGAGATCCAGCAAATGGCTATGCAACGGAGGGGATAATGCCCTTAAAATCAGGCAAATCACAAGGTGTTGTCAGTCAAAACATCAAGACAGAAATGGCTGCTGGAAAACCGCAAAAACAGGCGGTTGCTATTGCTTTAAGCAAAGCGGGTAAACGTAAATATTCTTCTGGCGGTACGGTTAATAAAAGGTTTAGTCCGATAGCCCGACCTCAGAGGTTTGTCGGAGTGTTCTAGTGTTGTGTGTGCTTGTATTCGTAGGATACGGGCACGTTTTTGTGAACGGGTACGGTAGCTGGTTCTATAAAGCGTGTCACTACCAGTGTCGTAACGAGTACCCCAAACGTGTGTACCGCGTTAGCCCCGAGTATTATTGTCCAAGGAGCTTTCGTGTAACATGATGGATCCATTTACAGCATTCGCGGCGGTAAAATCCGCGGTTTCCGCAGGCAGGGAACTCGTTAATGTAACCAAGCAAATTGGTGAATTTTTTGACGGGGTGGATGATTTACGCGCTGCCCATGAAAAAAAGAAAAACAGCTTGTTCTCAGGATCGGATGAAAATGCGATGGAGACGTTTGTGAATTTACAAAGGGCCAAAGATGCGGAGGAGGAGCTTCGTCAGATTGTTATTTCAACCAGAGGTTTTAGTGCGTGGGGCGAATTGCAAGCTATACGTGTACAAGCTAGGAAAGACCGCAAGGCAAAAGCAGAAGCAGAGCGGAAGCGCAAAGCAAAGATGGTTGAGCGTATAGTTATTTATGGAGGTTCTACGATTATTGTAGCAATAATGTTGGGGATCACTGTTGTTGTCATTTTAGCAAAACAAGGAAAAATCTAATGGCAGATGGCGTTCGGGGTGTAAGTCAAAATATGCCTTTTAATGTAGGCAGTGACATACACGCTCAAACACGGGCTCGTGAGCGCATAGAAACGCACCTTGTGGAGCAGCGGGTGGAGAAGGAACACAGGGTCAACCACAGCCACTTAGAGGCTTTGGCAAAGCAGCGTTTTGACTTGGGGGAAACTTATGATAGGTTTGGCCGCAAGACTAATGCGGACAGGCCGCAGGGAACGAAGTTAAACATAGAGGTGTAACATGGAAAAAGTTCTTGCTTGGAAGATCATGCCACGTCTGATGATGTTGGTGATGACGGTAATGTACATTCGCGTTTTAGAGTGGGGGATGAGCCTTGACGACTTGTCAACGCAACAAAGTGCGATGATATCAATTTGTTCTGGGGCGCTTACAGGAGCGTTCGCCGTTTGGCTGGGGTCTGAGAAATGAGTATTTTTACCGCTGCATTAGGGCCGTTAGCAAATCTTGCGGGTAGTTGGCTACAAGGCAAAGCAGATAAACAGTCCGCAGAGGCGGAGCTAAAGTTAACCGAGGCGAAGGCGAAGGCCCAGATATTATTGTCAAAAGAAACAAGCGTTGCCGACTGGGAACGAGTCATGGCTGAAGGCGCAAAAACAAGCTGGAAGGACGAATATTTTGTAATTATCTTGTCTATCCCCTTGATTTTATGTTGGATTCCGGGCGCGGAAGGTTGGGTTGATCGTGGGTTTGAGCAGCTTAACAAGGCACCGGACTGGTATTTTTATAGCCTTGGAATTGCAATTTCAGCCAGTTTTGGTGTGCGCGGGGCGCAATCATTTTTTAAAAGGAAGTGACATGAAAAAGAACTGGGAAGCGTTTTTTGAAATGCTGATTCATCACGAAGGTGGATTTACGGATGACACTAGGGATTCTGGAAACAAAAAAGGTGATGGTCACGGAAATGATGGCAGTACCATGCTGGGTGTTACGGCGTACAACTGGGCGCGATACACTGGCAAGCCTGCTCCGAAAGACGTTATGCGTAAGCTAACGAAAGAAGATGTGAAACCTTTGTACAAGAAAAACTACTGGGATGCGGTCAAGGGGGACGATCTCCCTTCGGGCGTTGACGTTAGTTGCGTGGACCTTTGTGTGAATGCCGGGCCGGGACGTGCAGCTAAAATATTACAGCGCGTGGTCGGGGCGACCGCAGATGGGGCCATTGGCCCAAAGACCGTAGCAGCAGTGCATGACTTCGATCCAAAAGACATCTTGCACAAATACTACGACGGGCGTGAAGGTTTTTACCGCTCTCTAAAAGACTATGCGGTATACGGCAAAGGTTGGTCTCGTCGTAACAAAGAAACTCTTGAGAAAGCACTGGAGCTTTTAGATGGCTAAAAAGAAAAAGAAGTCGTTTACGAAAGAGCAACTACGTCGTTTTATGGAAGGCGAGTCTGCATATGAGGCTATGGGCGGCACTAAAAGTTTAAATGCTGGCAAACAACAATTTATGTCGCAAGAGGTAGAAAAACTTCTGCGTAAAAATCCGGAGATCTTTGAGGACATGGATGAAGAAAAATATAGACGCGGTGGTAAGGTCGCTCCAAAGACCCCAAAGATACCCAACGATCCGGACATGCCCACTTCGATGGGTGGTACAAAAACCTTTCAAATGCCGTACAAAAGAAACATGTCTAAAAAACTAGGCACCAAGAAATTGCCTGTTGGAAAACCGCCGCCCAATAGAATGTTACCCCCCATGTTTAGTACCCGTAAAAATGGTAAGGGAACTCTTGAGAACTTTGAGGGCAGCTTTAGATCAGGGGGCGAAGTTCGCGCTGCCGATGTCCGTGATAACCCCAAACGTGGAAAGTGCTACTAATGACAACAATTATGATCAGTGTGCTTCCTGACGGAATGCCTGTAGATAAAATGGAGAGCGATGACGACGGCAAGAGTTGTCCGCTCCCAACGCAAGATGAAGAGTTAAACCAAGAAAACAAAGACATTGCGATTGCAGAATACAACTACGGCCCCGCCACTACAGACGAGGAGTGCGGAAACTGTGGAATGTATAATCAAACAGAGGACATGCTTGCTTGCATTGGAGACGACTCTGGGGATCTTGGGTATTGCCAATTGCTAAAGTTTTCATGTATGAGCGAAAGCACATGTAGCGAGTGGGTAGAGGGTGGTCCGATTACATCCGACTTACAAGAGGAATACAGGGATAACCTATAATGGATGTTGTTGACTTTGCGAAACATGTGTATAGGTTGTTGAGAGAGCGTGAAAATGATATTGGGCGTTCATTAGTCAACGGGTCTGCCAAAGACTGGGAGACTTATAAGATGATGGTGGGAGAGGTACGGGGACTCTCTTTTGCCAGAGAAGAAATAAAGTCCTTGCTGGAGAATAACGCTGACGATGTCGAAGACATTATATCTTCCTGATCATGTCGCGCAGAAAATGAACAAAGAAAAGGTGGACTCATCGTCTGCTTCTTCTGAGGTTGGTAGCGCGTATGTAGATAATCAAGACCGAGTGCTAGAGCCTTCGCTTCTTGATAAATCCCTTCTTGAACGATTACCACAGCCCACAGGATGGCGAATATTGGTAATGCCGTATCAAGGTACTCTGAAAACAAAAGGCGGATTGCACCTTCCCGACGAGGTTCGGGAAAGAGAAACTGTTGCTACAGTTGTAGCATATGTTCTTAAACTGGGACCACTGGCTTATAGCGATAAAAAGTACGGCTCTGCTTGGTGTGAGGAGGGACAGTGGGTTTGCATTGGTCGATATTCTGGTTCTCGATTTAAGATCGATGGGGGAGAAGTTCGCATCATTAACGATGACGAGGTGATTGCAACAATATTGGAGCCCGATGATGTCAAACACGTCTGAAGAAATTGAAGAAGAGATTGAGGTAGTCATTGAGGACGAGGCTTCAGAAGAGGAAGTCCAATCTGCTGAACCTGTAGAAGATCAACCAGAAGTAATTGTGGAAGAAGAATCTGAAAACACAGGTTCTGACGAAGAGCTTACCGATTACAGTAAAAACGTTCAGAATCGAATCAAGAAATTAACAGATAAGTACCGTAAGGAAGAGCGCGATAAACAGGAAGCGCTTCGCCTGACTTCTCAGTTGATGGAAGAAAACAAGAAGATGAAGGACCGTTTAAAACTTTTGGACCGAGGTTATGTCCAAGAGTACGGGAACCGTCTTAACATCGAAATGAGCGCGGCAAAGATAGCGTACAAAGATGCTGCGGACCGAGGCGACAGTGACAAACAACTGGAAGCTCAAGAAAAACTTTCTCGGTTGAACTCTGAAATGGAACGCCATAGGCAGGCTAAAGCTAGGGTAGAGCGCGAGGCAAAACAGCCCGTCCAGCAGCAAGCTGCTCCTTCTGCCCCACCTCCTCCAAAACCAGATCCTAAAGCCGAGGCTTGGGCGCAGAAGAACGAGTGGTTTGGGTCTGATCGAATGCTTACTTCTGCCACATATGCTATCCACGCTACCCTTATCGAAGATGAGGGGTTTGACCCGGAGAGCAATGAGTATTATACTGAAATAGATCGTCGGTTGCGTGTGGAGTTTCCACACAAGTTTCAGACGGCTAAGAAAACGGGGGAAAGAAGTCAGGTCGCATCCGCTGCTTCTTCCGCATCCCGCAGCACTAAATCGGGGCGCAGGTCGGTGAAACTGACGCCTTCTCAAGTCGCGATTTCAAAGTCGCTTGGCGTTCCACTTGAAGAATACGCTAAATTTGTAAAGGATTGAGATCATGGCTGACAGAACACCCCGCAAAAATAATACGCGAGAAACAGAATCGCGCAGAAAACCATGGGCACCGCCCAGTCACCTTGAGGCACCTACTCCACCAGATGGATATGTGCATCGTTGGATACGCGTTTCAATGCGCGGCGAAGAAGACAAAATGAATGTCAACGCCAAGCTGCGAGAAGGATGGGAACCCGTCCGTAAAGATGAGTATCCTAATTATGAAGCCCCGACTATTGACGATGGTCGTTATGAGGGGGTGATTGGTCAAGGCGGATTGATGTTGTGCCGTATACCTGAAGAAACAGTAGCAGAAAGAACTGCATATTACGGGGGCAGAACCCGCGAACAAATGACTGCCGTTGATCAGGATCTTATGAAGGAGTCACATCCTTCCATGCCTATCAGTAACGATAGGCGTAGTCGTGTATCATTCGGGGGATCTCGTAGAGACTCCGATTAACTTATAGAAGGATTGCTACTATGGCAAATACTAACGGTGCCTTCGGACTTCGTCCGATTGGTGTAGTCGGTCAGGCTGCAAACACCACTGGTATGACCGAGTATCGCATCGCCTATGGGAACACAAACGCGATTTACCAAGGTTCTCCCGTAATTCCGCTGTCAACAGGCTTTATTGATATTGTTGGCGCGGCTGCTGGTGGAACCGTAGGTTTATTAGGTGTTTTCTGGGGTTGCGAATACGTTTCGTCTACCACTGGGGAGAAGATTTTCTCAAATCACTGGCCCGGTTCTGGCGCGGATTCTAATCATCCCGTCGTAGCCTTCGTGTATGACAACCCAATGCAGACATTTATTATCGCATCAGACGCCTCATTAACCAGTGAAGCAACTGCTCGCGGTCATGTGTTTGCAAATGCAAACTTTGGAACAGCTACATCTGGCGTAACAGCCACAGGTATCTCGTCCGCTAAGTTAGCTGTCGGCACAATCGCCGCCACCGCAGCATTGCAACTTCGTATCGTCGGTATCCAAGACGACCCGGAGAACAGCGATTTCACTGCTGCTGGCATCCCGTTAATCG